GATACTGATGATAATGTTTTGTATGAGTGGGACGGAAGTTATTATGTTCCAGCAGAAGGCTATCTCGATAGTCCTACTGATCCTACTGCAATATTACCTACTGATATCGTTGCATGGTATAATCCAGAAACCGATATGGTTCAAATACCTTCATCTGTCGCAGGACAGTCTTGGGAAGAACCATCACCGTTCGTAGTAAGTGATTTTGATCCAGCTAATATCCCTGTCGGCAAGGCATGGTTTGATGAAGGTACGAATACACTAAAACTATGGAATGGTATTGCTTGGGTCGGTGCTCCGTATACTACAAAGCCTATAAAGAATTATGAAGGCGACCTTTGGTTTGATACCACTGTAAACGCACTCAAAGAATGGGATGGTAAGAAATGGGTACTCGCAGAACCGAAAGTAACTGCATACTTGGATGATAAAGGTAATCTCCTATTCAAGACTCGTGCAACAGGTTGTAAGAATGCTCTATTGATGCTAATCCCCGGCCATGATTATGTAAATCGTAACGGTGCTCCATTACAGGCCACTTATGGTGGTGGACCAATGCACAGTGTTGGATACGAAGCGGTATATACTGATAATCCATATGAAGCACCACAATATCTAAACTCGACTCTACGTGAAGATGAATTTCTATTCAACTTCTTACCAGATGCACGAGTGGGTGGAGTTATTCCGGGTTCTGACGGTCTAGAAGGCACACCATCATATATGCAACTCGGTGTTGGCACAGATGGTACTCCAGATGAGCGCAGAGAACTTGCACATTCAATAATGGTACAATTGGGCTACCCAACAGTCGATGTTGAATTGACGCCAGAGCAACTTGATACAGCGATAACAAAATCAATCGAAGAACTTCGTCAGCGCAGCGATGTTGCATATCGTCGAAACTTTTTCCTACTTGATCTACGTCCGGGTGTGCAGAACTACCAATTGACAAACAAGTGTATCGGGTTCAACTCTATAGTCACTGTTATGGGCGCTCACAGACGTTCTGGGGCATTTTCGGGTGGTATGAGTTCCAACTCTGTCTTCGACCAAGTATTCGCTCAACAACTCTTTGGATCAAGCGGAGCGGGTGGAATGGACCTTACTACATTGTATCTATCGCAACAGTACCTAGAACTAGTTGAAATGATGTTTGCAACTAAACTAAACTTCCATTTCAACGAAACTAATCGCACACTATATTTCCATCAGGACTTTCATAAGCACGAACGAATTCTACTTGATACTGCTATTGAACGTACCGAACAGGAATTGATGAAAGATCGCTGGGTTAAGACATGGATCGAAAGACATTCTATGGCAGTTGCAAGATCGATGCTTGCAGAAGTTCGTGGTAAGTACGCAGCACTTCCGGGTGCTGGTGGTGGAGTAAGTTTGAATGCATCGGACTTACTATCAACTGCTGCTGCTGATTTCCAAGAATGCTATAATCAACTAGATGACTTTGTTGCTTCTAACGCAGAGCAATTCGGTGCATTTGACTTCGTGATGGGATAAGCCGATGACTCTTGATGAATTATTAAATGAACAGTTTTCTCCAAAGTTACCAGATGGTGTGAGATTGCGAACATCCGAGCGTGGTAATACTATCGCACTTGATTTGATATCAGTACCCGAAGAATCTCGTGGAACTGGAATTTTTCAACAACTTGTTGATGAACTTCTAGCATATGCTGACTCTACTGGTAAGACAGTAACGTTAACGGCATCTAATGATTTTGGTGCGAACAAGGCCCGACTAGAAAAGTTTTACATGTCAAAAGGTTTTGTGAAGAATGCTGGTAAGAATAAGGATTATGAAATCAGTGATGGCATGTATCGCTATGCGCAGACAGTTAGTGAAGGCGCGAACTATTCAAATAGTCCAATTGGTCCAGAAATCAAACTTCCGATATATACTAAGGACAAGTTTGATTATGGTGATGCATCAAACAAGCTAACAGCATCTGATGTTGTTATCAAAGCATCTGACACCGGCAATATATACGGACGACGACGTACAGTCCAACGAACATTAAAGAAAGCTAAGCGGTCTAAAAAATAAAATGAGTGATTGCAAAAATACATACGGTCCTGATTATAGCGTATCTACCGATGATCCATGTGCTCCAAGTACATCATCAACTGATCCTAACTGTAAGGCATGGCAATTTACACTATCAAGTGATGCTGCTGTAATAGATAGCTTCGTAGCGGAGAGTATGAATATCGCATCTGCTGATGCAAACGTTCATAAGCTATTGGGTGTACATGAACAAAACAAAATTATTGATGCGACCGGATTTGGAAATCCTATTTCTGGTGGAAGTGTTGGTGCATATCCAACGAAGAATGCATTCACTGTAGTCAATACATCATGGAAATCAATTCAACGTGGTAGTGATGCTATTTTAGCATCTGCGTATATTGGATATGACTTTGGCATAATCAAGACGAACGAAGGCACTCGTCGCAGATATTCTGTAGATGATGCTGCAATACGTAAACACATCACTGCATTCGCAATCAAGCAATCTTCAAATCCACTTGAGCGTGTTACCAAGGTAAGACTTGAACGTTCTCAGTGCGGAAAGAAATGGAAAGGTGTCCAGATTATTGACCTTGCAGACGATGAGTGTTTGAATACTTACATGTTGAAAGATTCTGTCACATCAAAATATTGGCGTCTACGTCCACTGGAATTTAATGGAACCGCGACGAATAGTTGGTCAGTACTTGCACTTCAATTGATTCATGATTATGTGGCAACTAATGTTGATAATGTACAAGATAAAATACTTCTTGAGAATCGTGATCGTGAATATGACATGGAAACACTATCAGTTAAAATCTATTTTGATTTACAAGAGACTCAAGCTGATTTAAATCAATTCGGTCTACAGATGACCTCAGAGACGTTGTTTGCTTCCGCTAACTTCTCTACTGCTGTCGCTGCACTTGGACGACCATTTATTGTTGGTGATATTATTCAACTACCATCACTTACACAATATTCTGCAACGATGCAACCAATTGAGAAATTTTATGAAGTTGTTGATACTATGTGGGCGATTGAAGGTTATACTCCATCTTGGCAACCAACTCTACAGCGTCTAGTACTTCAGCCTGCATTTGCTTCACGTGAAACCCAGAATGTCTTTGGTGATCTTGGTAACGAGCGCGAAATAGATGCACTTGGATTACTTGGTGGTGACGATGGTAATGATCCGGTATATCAGGATTATACTGGTGTTACTGAAGAGATATACGCACAGTCAAAGATACAAGTACCGGAACGTGGAACAGACATTTCAGGTATTCGTGAGTGGAGCGCAGAAGAAGTTGCAACTGCTCGTGCTGGTGGCATTCGCAACATAGAGAAAACAGGCAGACAACAGCGCGGAGCACACGCTAGCACGACGACAAGACCACCAGACGACAAACCATACACTGAAGGACCAACGTTGCCTGACGAGCCTAACGATGGCGATTATCATCGGTTACTCGTTGATGGCGTACTAGCACAGCTATATAAGTATGTTATTCAGAATCAAGGATGGTCACTACTCGCCGAAACTCCAATTGATATCAACTCAGGTCTTGAGACTCACTATCAAACATCTGATGGTATGCCACCAAACAGTGCCCAATATACTGAAGGCGATACCTTTCCAGAACAACCAAAGGATAAGGAATATCATCGCTTGACATATACTATGATTGATGATGAGTTGCCTGCAAGATTGCATCGTTACAGTGCAGTAAAGAAGCGATGGATTTATATTGAGTCTGATTATCGTGCTAAATACAATAAGAAGCATTCTATTTTGAGTGAGTTCATCAACCATGCTCATACTCCAACGGATAAAATAACAAAATCATGAAGACTGATGAAATCGATTATTATTACGAAGCACAGCTTAAGAAACTACTAGTACAGTTCCTAGCAGTGTTTGTTGGATTGCAAGTAAAATCTGGCAAGACTAATGAGCTTGGTGAACGATATATTGACGTTCAGATAAAGAATGGTAGCTCTGATCGTGTTGTTGCATCTCTAATGTCGGATAATACGCAGAATAAGCCACTGAGACTTCCATTGATTGCAGGCACATTGAAGAACGTTGACCTTGCACCAGAACTTCGTCATGGTACTCGCACAGAACGAACGAATACACGTATGCCAAGCGGCGGAAAGTTTCCAGAAGATTTGCGCACAATTACACAGTCGATGCCCGTACCTTATAATGCACAGTTCGAATTGAACATATTCGCATCATCACAGGAACAGCATTATGAAATGCTGGAACAGATTCTATTGTATTTTGATCCAACATTAGAATTGTGGACATCTGATGAAGTAATGGATTGGGGAAGACTTCGTAGCCTAGAGCTTACAAATGTCAGCTTCGATGAAGCGATTCCGGGAGTAGATCGTCGTGTAATTCAAACTACGTTACAGTTTAAAGCACCTATATATCTATCATTGCCAGCACAGATTAGAAAGAATCATATCGCAACAATTAAAATGCGAGTGGGCGCAGTCAATGATTTCTATCCAGTTGAAGATGCATTATCACAATTAGACCAAGATGGTGTTGAATATCAGACTATTATGAAGTTGGGTGATCTGGCGATTGATTGATATTGTGCGAATCAAGTCCTGCACATCGACGACTGCAATATTCTGAAAACTTGTTATTGTACTTGCTACCATTGATTGTCATTTTACACGGATCGCCACAACGCTTACACACAGGTTGCTCAGTTATACCTTGTAGGATACATTGAAGCCTTGCCTTGATCGGCGCATCGTAACGAAGGAAGCATGTTTGTTCCACAATATGCTGCAAATACTCTGGGCATTTGAATAATATATACTTGTATCTGGGGTTCAATTTACCAGTTTTCTTTGATATCACATTGATTTCAGTTAAATTTGCTTTCAAATCGAGCATTCTTCAGGGTTTCCGTTATTAAATTATTTATGATTAGAATAAAAGTACTAAATACCTGTACAAATTCTCGGAGAATAATAACATGACATTAGTATCACCCGGAGTAGAGACATCTATCATAGACGAGAGTCTATATGTCCCAAATGCTTCAAGCCTAGTACCACTATTTTTCATCGCGACACAGGATGAAAAAGTTCTGTCCAGTGGTGAACCAGCACCATACACATACGAGCACTCTGTTGTTCGTAGCATTACTTCACTTCGCGCATCGATCAATGCATATGGCGAACCAGTGTTCCTAACAGATAGTTCTGGTAACCAACTACATGGTGATGCTCGTAACGAATACGGTCTATTTGCAATGAATCAATATCTCGGTATTGGTAGTGCTGCATACGCTGTACGCGCAAACGTAAACCTAAACGATACTCTTGATGACATTCAGGAACAGTGGGACACTAAGTCTGACGATGCTTCTGTTGTAATTCAGAATATGATTCAAAACTACATCAATAACGTTAACCTAGCCAACGGTCTTACTGTTGACGGTGCCAGCGTATTGAAAGATACTAGTACTAAAATCGCTTCAAACCAAATCCAAACAGAACAAGAGTTTGATGGAACACTACCTTACGGTTCTGCTACTGTTGGAACTGCTGCTGTTGCAGCGGCTGCTGGATTCGCAATCGGTGACCGCATTACTCTAAGTAACGGTAGCATCATCACAATTACCGCTATTGATAGTCATCTTGGCGCAACAGGTACTGGTGAGCCGACCACATTTGAAGTCACCCCTCCGACATCTGCTACTGTTCCGGGAACAACCTTCCAAGAAGGTGGGATTGCTCCGAACATCACTAGTATCACAAACTCTGGTCTTCAGGATGTTACTACGGGTAATACTTTCGGTAACACTGCACGTACTGGTTTTACAATCACTCCAGAACTTGCCAACCTAAATCTATTCATTCAGTCTGATGTTGATTTTACTGGTAACTTCGCTGGTGGTCTAAACTTCGCAGTTGATGATGTTATCACTCTTAGTAACAACTCACAGGTAAAAGTAGTTGCCGTTAATGGTTCTGGTGCAGTAACTTCATTTGCACTACTAACTGTTGGTGAAACTGTTCTACCTACTATTGATTTGACTCAAATCTCGGTATCTCCACAGAACACAGTAACTCCACAGACTGGTTTCTCACTAACTCCACAGACTTCAAATCTAGAAACTAAGAAGACTACTGTAACTGGCGAAGAACTAAAGACTATCGTTGTTGATGCCACAAACTTTATCTTTGATGAAGACGAGGGTGTTTATGCGTTCAACGGTCTATATGACGATTTCTTTGATGCGAAGAGTGATTCTGATCCAACTCTAACCAACTCATACAAAATCTATCCAAATGGCTTTGATTATACTTTCAGTGGTTATTTCATTGGATTTGATGGTGAAGTTGCTGCTGGTGTCGCATCAGCCGGAGCTGCGCAAAACGCACTTGTCGATGAATGGACCCCAGAAGAAGGTGCTGATCTATTCGGTGAAGTTGCTACTAGTTTCAAATTCACTATCCCTTTCCTAAACAAGACCTCTCTTGGTGCAAATGATGCCGCTCGTCGAGTAAGTATCGTTGCTGCACTTCAGTCAGCTATTGTTAGTAACACTGATGTACGATCTGAGAACTTCCAGTTCAACGTAATCGCATGTCCGGGATATCCTGAAGTTGTTGATGAGCTACTAGCACTATCTGTTGATCAGAAGAGTGAAGCACTTGTTGTTGCAGAAACTCCACCTAATCTAACTCCAGAAGGTGTTACTAACCCTACGAATGGTTGGGCAGCTACTACAGCTCGTCAAAACAGCACAGACGTATGTTACTACTACCCTTGGTGCTATGCTTCTAACCTAGACGGTGTGAACGTTCTAGCCGCTCCATCTGGTACTGCTATTCGCCAAATGGCTTATAACGATAACATCTCTTACCTATGGTACGCGCCTGCCGGTGTAACTCGTGGTCTAGTATCTGGTGTTACTGATGTTGGTTATGCTGCCGGTATTCTCGGTGAAGCTACAACCTTCACATCGGTTGCTCTAAATCAAGGTCAACGTGATGCTCTATATCAGGATACTGCAAGTGGTAAGATCAACCCGATTGTTTATCAGCCGGGCAAAGGTATTGCGCTAATGGGTCAGAAGACTTCTTCTCCTACTACCAGTGCTCTAGATCGCATCAACGTTGTTCGTCTAACCATGCACGTTCGTCGTCAGCTACGTTTGACTACAGTGAACTTCTTGTTTGAGCCAAACGACCAACGTACACGTGATAATGTTAAAGCGGTTGCTGATAACTTCCTCGGAACTATCATGACTAACCGTGGTATCGTTGATTTCTTGACTGTCTGTGATGATTCTAACAACACTGCCGATGTAGTTGATCGTAGTGAGTTGATTCTAGATGTTCTAATCAAGCCGACCAAAGCGGTGGAATTCATCTCTATTCCTATCCGTATCGTTTCACAGGGTGCAGACATCTAAGTCTAGCTCTGTTATTGACACTAAAAGCCACCTTCGGGTGGCTTTTTTGTTTTCGATCATTAATAATAAATACAGTCATGCCAAATTATAAAAATCAAGCGTGTCCAAGAAGTATCCAGAAAGAATCTAATCTTCGTGCGAAGAAGAAGTCTTTGCTTGATGCTGCCGGTAAAATCGGAAAGTTAGAGTTCTTAAATGATTTTGGGCTTGCGGGTGGCACTGCAAGAAAAGGTCTTGAGCAACTTGCTGTAGTTTCAGATACAATTCGTGTAGGAGATTATACGAGCGATACATCTACTGGCATTCTTTCGGACGATGGCAGTGGCCTTATGGCCGAAATGGGAATGGACAGTGCATTCCAAACAGCCGTATCACAGTTTGATCCAAATGCAGTCAATGGTGCAGTGGGAGCTTCGAAGGCACTAGTTGCTAAAGCACAACAGGGCAATTTCAGGATGGAAGATATCGCTGTTTACGCTGGAGAGTTTAAGAACATTGCATTGATTGGAAACAAAATATTCAAGCCCGGAGCAGAAACTGATCCTGCCGAGAATTATCAGAAGTTTAAATGCCGCCCATCACCATATGCAATGGACTTGGTACATAAGGCACCAAAACAAAACTTTCAGTTTGTTGTTGAGATGGTATTACATCCTGCATATCAACAGCAATTTATATTGGAGCAGGCCGATACAAACAATGAATTTATCAAATATCGCAGAGAAATCTATAATAAAGATGCGGTGATAGGAACTGCGGAAACACCAAACATATCAAACTCTGATTTGTCTGTACAGGTTGCATTTCTGGTAAAGAATTCAGGAAGACCGTCAGTCACATACGAATATGAAGATTTGAACTATTATAACTACCGAACAAAGGGAATACGTAAAGCAACATTCAACCCAGTGACAATGAATTTTACTGATGATCAATTGAATTCAATGGCAGCATTCTATGCATTTTACATATCTGCCATGTCGCCAATCGTTAACATGGGTGCTGATCCGACCGCTGCAACAGGTGTCCGAAACATATACGAGCAAGGCGGTATGAATTATACTGATCTTTCAATCAAACAATCCGTATCAAACGGAACTGCAAATACAAACCCTGCATATGCAGCATCAGTTGGTGCGTTACGCCCGATGAGTGCAAACCAATCAAACAACACTCGTCAAATCATCGACAGAATTTCAATATACCAATTCGGTAGAAACGCAAATACGATGACAGGGTTCCATATGTTTTCCCCACGCATTCTATCATTCTCACCATCCGAAGTAACATATGCCGAATCTGGTGAAGGACAGTCACTCGGAATGGAGATTGATTATGACTTCTTTACGATTCAGCCAGAAATATCAATATATAATGGTGGTTCTACGCAAGGAATGACATCAGATAAGGTCGCTGATCTATCCGGTGGAGATGCTGGTGCGTTCTTCCCGATCAAACACTTTCCAGCAGAGACTAATGGTAATGCTGCGACAACGACTCAAGACTCACTCATTTCAAAAGCAGGGAGTTATCTAGGTCTTAAGTTATGACAAAACCTACATCTAAGGGTTATTATACGCCCGAGAATCCCGACAAGTATATTGGAGATAAAACAAACATTCGTTTTATGTCCAGTTGGGAATTAGATGTACATAAGTTTCTTGATCGAAATCCAAACGTATTGAGATGGGGATCGGAGATTGTCGCAATACCATACTTCAAACGTGCTACCGGTCGTATGCACAAATACTATACAGATTATTATGTCAAGTTTCGCAAGGGTAATGGGACTATAATCGAAGAGTTGTGGGAAGTTAAACCATTTGCACAGACAAAGGAACCTAAGCAGACTAAGCGAAAGAAACAATCAACGTATCTGTATGAAAAGACTATGTACGATACTAATGTTGATAAATGGACTGCTGCACAGGACTTCTGTAATAAGAAAGGTATACAGTTCCGCATATTAACTGAGAAGGACATCTTTATTTAAAATAAATAAAGGTATGACTGATAAAACAACTAAGAATCATCCACTCGAAGACCTACTCGAAATAGAAGTAGGATCGACTCCTTTACCTACGGTAGCACCGAATCCATTTATGGAGGATGATATCGAGGAACTTGAAATAGACGAAGATGAGTTCTACGAAAAGAAGCCACTTGATACTAGCCTAGAAGATGTAATGGCAACTGCCCCAGTTGTCGTGGACATCTATGATGATATTGATAAGAAGAATGATAAGAAATTCCAAGAAATCTATAACTATGCACTGGAAACATTTAGTCAGCAAGTACAGGAAGCTTCACTAGTCGAAGGTCGTTTCCGCGCACGTAACCTAGAAGTTGCAGCACAGTTCTTGAAGATCGGCCTTGATAGTGCTAAGGATGCGTCTAACCAGAAGGCGAATAAAGATAAAGTCCGTGTTGCGCAAAAGAAGGCTGACGGTGGTGGTAGTAAAACTCAAAATAATTTCTTCATCGGTGATCGTAATGATTTGATGAAAGAGTTGGCAAAAGTAGAGCAGAAAGAAGCTAAAGTAATTAACCCAGAAGATGAAACCTAAAAAGATGCCGGAATAACCGACCTAGTTGATAAATATTCTCTATAAGCAAAATGTATTGGAGATTATATACAAATGGCAACGATTAATGATTTTGGTATTCCCGGTGTTGGTGATGGTATTCTACACCCGAAGCATAAGCATCGGTGGAGAGCACTATTCGTAGGCATGGCTGGTGGTACTAGCTCCCTCCCATTGAGTCACCAACTAGTGACTTTCAAGCGTCCCGGTCTCCAATTCGAAAAGGTTACATTGGATCGTTTCAACTCACGCGCATTCGTTGCTGGTAAGCAGACAATCGAGCCAATCGATTTTGTTCTTGAAGATGATATCTCCGGTTCCGCTTCACGCATCATTCAGCAACAGCTACAGATTCAGCAGTGGTTGACTGGTACTGAAGGACCATATCTTGGTGCCGCTGCTGAAGGTTCACAATACAAATTCGTAACTCGCCTAGAAATGATGGACGGTGGTCGTGACGAAGAAGTTGTTGAACGAATCACTTGTGAAGGCTGCTGGATTGAGAACGTTGATTATGGCGATCTTGATTATGCATCTTCTGATGCTGTACAGATTACAGTAACTATGAGTCTAGATCATTTTCGTCAAGACCTTGGTGGTTACAGTGGTCCGGGTTCTGCACTTGGTGGTCAAGGCTAAACCAAAAATTCCTCGTAGTATCTCCAAAGGATGTCCAGAAAGCCCTTGCAAAAGGGCTTTTCTTATTGTATACTGTGCGTTATGTCACATTCCAGCGCTGTCGCAGCATTTGTCAAACCAGTCATCGCCCTAACTGCATTGCAGAAATCAGTGGTGAACTTCATGAATTCCACTACATTTGGGATTGCATCATCACCTAGACAAACTGGGATGACATTTGCATTGCATTCACAACTAATATATCAATTACAATATGCGTCCGATACCACGACTATGGTGGTGTTTTCTAATGTTACCAGAATGCGATCTACGATGTCAGAATTAAAACAATTCATGTCAGTATTAGGCTCAAATCGACTTACTGGTAACATCAAGTCCGACATGCAATTCGCGTATATCGAAAACATGACAACCAACGTCAGTATTGTATTCACAACTATTGAACAACTTACCGATCACCGATTGCGTGGTAGAAGCAACACCATAGACCATTTGATCTATGAAGATTTTGATGGTGCCGGTCCATATGCGAGAAAGATACAGCAATCATTAATGACTGTTATGCCAATCCTTTCGCGCAACTCTGATTATAAAATTCACTTAATTGGTACTGATGGTAACGCATACGTAGATTCTGTTAGCGATAAAGACGGTATACTATATGCTGCGATGCATGGAAAGTCACAGTTTGTTATGTGGAATTATCAATTATCGACGATGGTAGATGAGTTGTTAGATATGTGAGTTAAAAATTACCCTAAATAGGGTAATGGCTAGAGAAAACAAGTACATAAAATCAGCAAACGCTGAAGTTGAGATTTCACCGGAGCAAATGCTTGAACTAAAGCGTTGCATGAGCTGTCCGAAATATTTTATCAACAACTACATTCAAATAACGCATCCGGTACGTGGTCTTGTACCGTTCAAGATGTACGACTTCCAAGAAGCTATGGTCGATCTGTATCATGGCAATGATCGTTCTATTATCATGTCGGCTCGTCAGACAGGTAAATCCGAGACTGCCGCTGCATATCTTACATGGTTTGCTCTATTCAATTTTGACAAGACTGTACTGATCGTATCTAACCACAATGCAAACAGCATGGAAATGATATCGCGTATCCGTGGTATGTACGAAAACTTACCATTCTGGCTAAAGCCCGGAGTGGATGCCGACTCATTCAACAAGCACGAACTTGCGTTTGATAACAACTGTAGGATCGTCTCACAGGCGACAACAGAAAACTCTGGTCGTGGTATGTCTATCTCATTATTGTACTGTGATGAGCTTGCCTTCGTAAATCCTCGTATACAGAAGACGTTCTGGGCATCTATATCACCTACATTGTCAACGGGTGGTAGTGCAATCATCACATCAACTCCTAATGGTGACCAAGGATTGTTTGCCGAGTTATGGCGTACTGCTGAAGCTGGCATTGGAGACTTTAAACATTTATATGTTCCGTGGAATGCACCTCCGGGACGTGATGAGAAATTCAAGGCGAAGATGATTGCCGAGCAGGGTGAGCAGAAATGGAAACAGGAATTTGAATGTCAGTTCATATCATCCGATCTACTACTAATCAGTAGTTTATATCTCAATCAGGTAACAGAAGAGATTAAGAAGTTCCCCGTAAAGAAAGAAGTTCAGGGTGTTCAATTTTGGGATGATATCAAGCAAGGCGCATCATATATAATGGGAATCGATCCATCTACCGGTAGTGGTAATGACTTTAGTGTAATTGAAATATTCAGTTTCCCCGACTTGGTACAGGTTGCTGAGTATAGAAGTAATACGATGAGCAGTAATAAGTTTTATGAGATGATCAAGAATCTATTACTATTCATGGAAAGTAAGGGATGTGACGTATACTTTTCGACAGAGAACAATGGTGTAGGTGAAGGTGTTCTCGCGCTGCATGAGAATGATGAGACTCAACCGGTATCAACATTGATTGATGATCCGGGGTCAAAGCGTAGAGGAATGACAACAACTTCGAAAAACAAAATGGCTACTTGTGTATCACTCAAGCAACTATTCGAGAGTCAGACGATTACAATCCGTTCTGAGACACTACTAAGAGAATTCAAATCATTTACACGTCATGCCGGATCATATGCTGCACAGGTTGGAGCTACCGATGATTGCGTGTCAGCACTCCTGATCGTACTTAGAATCTTAGTAGAATTGGCAACCTATGATGATCTTGCATTCGACAAACTATACTCTGGCAATTTCGGTAGGATTACAGATGACGAATGGGAAGTCGCTACGTCCGAAACTGAATATAACGAAGATGAAGATGATGACATTGGCGTTATCGTGATGTAATTCTCGTTTTATTTTTTCAGTGTCTATATAATAGGCTCCACACACAGACACTGGCACTGACATGCAAACCTACAATTTTCGAATTACTGAAGATCAACTGACCAAACTTAACAAGGATATCGTTAAGTTCAACAAAATTGCAGACAAGCTCAATTGCGCCCATGCGACATTGACGACAAAGGATGTTTCCCTTGCCACCGATCCACATCATAAGGTCAATACGATCAAGGACATGTCGTGGCACTTGCCACAGATCAAATTCTTTGACTGCGAACTGTCTAGTGAGACGGTCGTTGCTGGTGATTACGAGTTCATTGGTGTTATCGAATATTACAAGAATAAAGATGAAGTGACCTTCGTCACTCTTTCGAACAACAACATCCCAGAAGAATACTCAAATTCTTTGCCTACTTGTGATCATTGCAACACAAAACGCAAACGCAACACTACATTTGTACTGCGATCTAAGGTAGATGGCTCGACTGTGCAGGTTGGTTCAACATGCTTGCGTGACTTTCTTGGATACGATGCATCCGACCTGATTCGCGCCCTGCGCTTCATGACCAAATTCTCAAATGTTGTTGCTCATTATCTGTATGCACCGCTGACAACTACTGCCGGTAAAT